GCATATAATAGAGTCCGGCATTAATGAAAGACTCGCTATTTCGTATTCAGTACCAGTTTGGGTTTTCATAATTTTGGTATTACTTGCGTTTGTGTTTAGTAGTTTCATTTGGTCATTTCCTTTTGTGTTTAGTTTCTGCAAATGCCCTGGCTTGTTTTGATTCAATGTTTAGCGCCACTGAATCATGCCACGGTATTATGCCACTAACTAAAACTAAAAAAAGAAATATAACAAGGATTTAATAAAACCAGTTTTGGGTTTTTAAAAAAACATTTTAAAAATTTTACCTATTTCTGATACTGTGTATTGCTATGTGCGGCAAAGTGTCCATAGTAGTTGGATGATACAGTGACAGTATGATTTGACGTGCGAGGAAAAATTTTAGGGAGAGTGCGATTGCGTGAACTAATAGGGGGTTGGGGATGTGTGACCCAGTACGAGGTTGCGGAATATTTAAAATGGGGAAAAAAATAAAATGATACTGGATATAACCCAAGCGAAAGAGCTAGGTGAAGCACTAATAGATGCCGCAGAAGCAACACAACAAAGGCAAGTCGATCAAGCAGTAGTGATCATAGACAACCTTGCGGTGTCCGTTCCAATGAACAACGGTATAATTTATGACTATGAGGTTGCAGCCATTATTAAGTCATAAGGTGTTTGACGTGCGAGGAAAAAACTTAGGCCCTTCGGGGCCTTTTTTGTGTTTAAGAACAAAGAAAACCCCTCAAAGAAACGAATCAATGAGGGGTCAGTTAGTACGCTTGGAAAGGTATAGACCAGGGAGATGGCCTATAAAATAACACATAACAGTGCCACCCATAAAAGCAAGTAATATTTTTAGTTATTGACATTAGTAGTGCCACAGATCTAAGTTGATGATAGGTTATAGGCGCACTCTAGTAGTAGCCCTTAACAACTAGACACAAAGGATCGACCAAATGCGTATTATTAAACACCTGGAAGAATGCCCTGCACAAGATGGCTCTATTATATATAAGTTTAGACCAACTGTAGCTATGAAACGAGATATTGACGCTAAATATGGGTCTTTTAAGAGCCGTACAGACGGTCAGAGACATGTTGATTGGATCGTTGATCTACATAATACTTATAAGCGCAAAGCTAATAAGAAGATACACATCCAAAAAGGATCTGTGCTTGCTTTAGTGGCTGCATATAAGAAGTCCCATCATTGGACGGCGCTAAAACCCAACTCAAAAAAAAGCTATAACCAAATGCTTAAAAGTGTGCTGCTGGTTAACTTTACTGGCGAGTCTACTTGCTTGGGCGATATGGATGCACAAAGCATGACTGCTGTACACGGCGAAGAACTCTATAATTTCTTGTACTTAAATGTGTCACATAGCAGGGCTAACTCTGCCATCAGAGTTCTTCGTAAGATATGGAATGTAGGCTCTAGAACTGGGAAACCTCGACTAGTTACCATCAATCCTTTCTCCAAGATGTCTATCAAGGGTACTAAAACCCGCACTGTGATGTGGGAAGAAGAAGACGTGCTGCAGTTTGTAGACATGGCTGACCAGATGGGCCTTCCATCTATCGGCACGTTATACTTACTATGTTATGATCTATGTCAGAGGCCTGGAGACATGCGCCAACTGACGTGGGACAACTATAATCAGTGTCGCTTAACTGGCACGGATATCTTTAGCTTTACGCAAGAGAAGACAGGCACATATCTAGAGATAGAGGCATCACCACGTCTAGTTGAGCGGATGAAGAACGTGAAGCGTTCTGAGTTTCTGTTTTCTAAGATGAAGAGTGCAGACGGCACTCGCAAAGTTAAAGGCCCTACCGACCACAACATGATATGTTGGTACGAGCATACGGGCGCAAAGTACGACAATCGCCACTACAATACAGTTGCCCAGCGTGTGCGTAATGCTGCTGGTCTACCATTTCAATTTCGAGCCAGTGACATGCGCCGGTCTGGTGCAACCATAATGGCTGAGAGTGAATGCACTAATGCAGAAATCAGATCGGTAACTGGTCACAAGTCTATGGACGTGCTGTCTATCTATGTGCGGCACACCCGCAAGACAGCATCATCAGCAGTCAACAAAAGGTTTAATAAATGATATCAGTAAGTGAGGCACGAGCAGCCTATGAGCGTGAGCTAGAAAAGATAACAGGCAAGCCGCCACAATTAGTTACAGAGCGATTAATTGACCTGATTACAGCAGTGCGTGATGAGTTGAGAAAACATAAATGATCAAAGCCACCCTAATCGATCACATGGGTAATGACCTATCAGTGGTCAACGCCGCCCGTGTAAGCTTTGGCAAGCAAAGCAACTGGACCTACACTGAAGGGTATGACCGCCGCCCTGAATTGGCAAAATCGGATGCTAAATTGATTGACTACTTAGCCAAACATAATCACCTCAGTCCGTTTGGTCACGCCTTTGCATCCTTCCACATCAAGGCTCCTATATTTGTAGCACGTCAGCTTGTGAAGCATAAGTTTCTTCGTTGGAACGAGATCAGCAGACGCTACGTTAACACACCGCCTGAATTTTACACACCAGAAGTCTGGCGCAGTAAGTCTGCAGACAAGAAGCAAGGTAGTGGGACGGCGTTGGAAGACCAGGACATTCACATAGGTACAACACAACGTCTGGTCGCTATGCTGTACGAGAGCATGTTAGAAAGAAATGTGTGTGAAGAGCAAGCCAGACTTATATTGCCAGTAAACACATTAACCGAGTGGCATTGGTCAGGAAGCTTGGATGCCTTCGCCTCAATGTGCGAACTTAGGTGCAAAGAGGATACCCAATTTGAGACTCGTTTGGTTGCAGACCAGATAAGTAGTAAAATGTGTGAGTTGTTTCCAGTGTCATGGACAGCCCTGTGCGAATCAGGAATTGCAGCCTGAAATGAAGCCATTTTTAGTCAAAAAAACCCCAAGTGGGAAAAAGTTGGCCCCTGATCGGGTTATTTTTAGAATAAAGACCTTTAATATCAATCGCTTGGTAGGCCCGGCAAGATTTGAACTTGCGGCCAATCCGTTATGAGGTTAGTGTTAGATCTTAATGGCTTATGGGGTAGTAAAATCACTACGCCACTAGCTATGCCACCCACTTTGTGGCTTGACTTAATATTTAAACTATATATCATATGGTTCACCTGTAAGGGTTAACTAATGGTACTTGTTAGGGGCATAGTCAATTGAAGCGAAGAAGCTTAGAACTACAAGCCGTAGAGCAGCATAAAACTAAAAATACCTTCTTATGTGAATTGTGTTGTATCCCAGTACTCCGAGGATCACCCGCAATTTTACTCATCCACACACATAAGCAAACAGTTTATCCTGAAGACTTATCGTTCCTAGAAAAAGATAACTCATTTGTATTCACCCGCCTTTGCACCGGCTGCGGTGAGATGGACGATGTCTAACTACAGAGATCAAGTTGAACTGGTAAAGACGCTCACGGTTAAAGAGGGTGACCGCAAGAAGATGGACTGCCCATTCTGTGGTGGTAAAGATAAATTCACCATTGATAAGTATGACGGCAAACTTGTTTGGAATTGCTTTAGAGCATCCTGCAATGTCAAAGGATCTTATTCTGGTCAGAGAAACATATCAGCAGCTAAGTCATATCTCGCAGGTGCTGCCATTCAAAGGCACAAACCTAGTTACAAAGATGTACCAACTCTCACCACCAGGATTAGTACTCACCAGCCTGCAATCGATTACTTGAAGCACGTCAATAGTTACGAGGCATTCGAGCGAGGCGATATAAAAGTACGTTATGCGCCTAAAGAACACAGAGTCCTATTCTACAACCAAACGGGATTAGGTGCTGTAGGCCGCTCCCTACGGCCAGTACGATCAAAGTGGTGGAGCTACGGAGATCTTTCTGAAGGCATCCATGTCGGGAACGGGGATCACGGCATTCTAGTGGAAGACGTGGCTTCAGCCTGTGCCGTATCTAATGTCCCTGGGCTTGTCGGAGTTGCGCTCTTAGGTACTAACATCACTAAGAGCATTAAAGTGACACTTAATAAATACACAAAACTGACATTAGTGCTTGACAATGATGCCTCTAGCAAAGCAATGTACTTGGCAAGTAGTATAGGCATGAACTGTTCGGTAAGACTTACACAACTGGACCTGAAGTACCTGTCTGCGGATAAGATTAATAGCTTAACATTATAGAATGGCCCAGACTATACGTGGGTCAGAAATAGGGGGATTTAAATTATGGCAATAGTTATACAACTCGATGCTTCATCGGGTGCTAGAAAAGCCTCAAAGATGTATATAAAATACCTTGCATCTTTTGTGACAGGAGAATCCAATGGACCATCTATCTCCACTGGATC